TGATGAAAGATTAAAAGAAGATATTAAAGATATAGGTTCTGTAATTGATAAAGTTAAAGATATTAGATGTGTCACTTATAAATTCAAAAATCGTGAAACACCTAAAGAAACAATTGGTTTTATAGCACAAGATTTTATAGGTAAATTTGATCAAGTTTTAGATCAAAGTATTACAATTAAAGACGATGATACCGAGTATTACGGTATTAAATATACAGAAACCATACCAATTTTATTAAAAGCAATTCAAGAACTATCCGCAAAAATCGCCGCATTGGAGGCTAAATAAATGACAACACCTCAAGAAGAACTAACAACTGTGAAAGTAAGACTTGATTCTAATATTGCTAAACTTCAAGAAATACAAGCGCAAATAAAAAAATTACAAGAAGAGGGGCAAGCATTAACACAACCAATTATGGAAGATCAAGGTGCTTTAAAAGTTCTTGAAAAGTTAATTGGTGAATCTACCACCTAAAACTATTAAACTATTCACAAAAGGTTTTTAAAATGGCTATTTCTTACACTTGGGAAATTAACGAAAGCAATATGATTTCTGATGTTTCTGATGGTTTTATTTCAGCCATTGTTTATAGAGTCAAGGGAATGGACGGAAGCACAGAAAAAGCAAGAACAACTGGACAAATTGAATTAACAAAACCTTCTTCCTTGCCTAGTGATTTTGTTGCTTTTAATAGCGTGACCAAAACAAAAAGTTTGGAATGGGTAAAGGCAGCATTGGGAGCGACAGAAGTTACAGCAATAGAAAACAGTTTAAAAGCTCAAATTGATTTGATTAATACTCCAACTGAAAAGGTTGGCGCTCCTTGGGCTTAAAGCATTAAACTAAAAGTAAAAAATGGCAGATCGCAAAGTTACGGCATTAACTGAACTAACAGCCCCAGTAGCTGACGATGTTTTGCCAATTATTGACACTAGCGAGTCATCAAACTCGGCTAAGAATAAAAAGATTCAATATACAACGTTATTAAGAAACCTACCGTCAGGAAGCAATACAACACCTTCTGTAGGCTTTACGGCTGATAGTGGGGTCACAGGTTTTTATCGATCTGCTGCAAATACTCTTTCTGTTTCTGTTAATCAAACATTAGTCGGATCATTTCAATCAAGCGGGTTACAACTAGGAGCAGGAACACCAGCCGCACAACTCCATTTATTTAGTTCAGACACAACTGATCAGATCATATTTGAAAATAGTGATGCAGGAACCGATACAGCTCCAGACCTTGTCTTATATCGTAATTCTGCCAGCCCTGCAAATTCTGATAGTTTAGGAAACCTTTCCTATAGAGGTGAGGATTCAGGTGGTAACGCTCACGATTATGCCTCAATCGTTGCATCAATTGGAACAGTAACTAATGGATCAGAGGATGGCATCCTTGACCTAATGTCATCAGATAGTGGAACACTTGCTTCAAGAATACGTTTATCAAATTCAAAGGTTGGGATACATGAAACGGCTCCTGCTTATCCTTTACATCTGACAACATCAGCGGCGGGTACTTCTTTCCAAATAGAAAACAGTACTGATACAGCAGCATCAACAGCAGATGTTTGTTTATATTCCAGACGAGGAGCAAGTGGAGCTGGTCAAGATAACGACGTTTTATCTACGATATTTTGGCAAGGTAAAAACGATGCTGGAACACCTGAAACCGTTCTTTATTCATCGATTGAATCAAAAATAATAGATGCAAGTGATGGTACAGAAGACGGGCAGATTAATTTTAAGGTGATGGATGCGGGAGCATTAACAACACAGTTTTCTGTTGATGCAAATTTATTAACTATTGGGGATGCTGTTGATATTGCGACTAATACAAGCACAGGTACAAAGATAGGAACTGCAACAGGTCAAAAAATTGGTTTTTGGAACACAACACCAGTAGATCAACCTGCTGCTGTTGCTGATTTAGCGCATAGTACAAGCAGTGGTACTCTTCCCACTCCTGATGGAACAGTAAACATAAGCAATGCTGCAAGTCCTACAAATGCTGAGTTATTGACTTATTGCGTTGAACTTGAAGCGAAGCTTGAAGCTGCTCTTGCTCGCTTACGTGAAACTGGTTTAATTGCATCTTAAGGATTAAGTGCAAAGGTAAAAGTGCAACTAATCCCATAAAAAGGATTAGAGTTGTATGAGTAATAGCTTTTAAAATAGCTTCTTTTACCATGTTTCAGAAAATCGCTAATGTTGCAGCCATCCTAAGTTTAGTCATGGTTAGCGGAACTATTGGATCAGCTTACTTTGGTTACAAGTACATCACAAGTCCACAAGGTCAGGCAAAGATAAAAAATGCAATTATGGGTGATTTAAAAAAAGCAATGCCTGACCAAATACAACAGCAATTACCTAAGACAACGGGGTTAGGTTTGCCGATGTAATGGAAATACCAGATATAAGAATTGAATCAATACCAACAATAAAAATTATAGATATTCCACCCAGTCAGGCTTTAGGTTTTCCAAGTCCATCTATCCTTTTGCCTGGCTGCTATAAACAACATCGTGACGCAAGGCCAACTAATACACAGATTATTGAAGATGATCCGACGGGTAGTTATTGGGTTTGCTCTAACGGCCCATTACCAACCATAGAAGTGCCTCAATATAACCCTGCAAAAATGGTTTATTCAAACGATAAGGAGGAAGAAAAATCAGAAAATAAACCTCCTGAATTTAAAGGGGAACAGCCAAAGATTCCAAAGCAAGAAAAAAAAGATGATGTGTTTGTCCCTTGTCCTGGGCCGAAAGATCAACGAATAGGAGATTTTCGTAATGAAAAAAGACTAGAAAGAGTCAAGGCTCATAAACTTAGCAATGATGGTAGTGAATGTATAACCCTTTATGAACCAGTCACATTCGTTGAACAATATCTACCGAGTGGGGCCACGGCTTCTTTTACTGCTACTACTGCTTTGGTTGCTGCCACTGTTCCATTATTGGTTCCTGTTATCAAAGCAGCCGTGAAAAATATAGTAAAAAAACTTACTGGGAAGAAGAAGAAATGATTTTATGTGTATGGGGTAAGACTTGATTTGGTTTTTCTATAATCTCAACATCTTTGCAAATTGAATAATAAGGGCTTGATTTTTTCAGCCGATAACCTAACGAAATCAGCTCGGCACAATTCTTATATCTTGCTATATGCCAATCCATTTCAAGATTTAAAAGCTTTTGATTTTGCAGCTCTATTTGTTTATTTGCAGCCCTTAAACATGCGTTTTGAAAGCGCTTATCAAGTGGGACAATAAAACTTAAGGTTACGCCACTATTTAAAGAATAAGCATCCTTATTTGTTCCTGAATAATTGCGCTGCATATATAAAATATCTCCTGGATTATCAGGAACACCGTCGCCTATGTCGTTCCCGTCGTCGTCTGTATCCCCAACTAAATCGGTTGGATCATATACGGGAGTTTCATAGGAATGGCTAAAGGGTTTCATATAATTCACCCCGAATTGTGTATATGGTTGAAGTGCCATCGTTGCACCTTGACATTGAATTTGTTGCGGCCCGTAGCTGTTAGTCGTCATATTTCCAGTAGTCTGTTGAATTGCAATATTTGAGACTGACCCATTATTTGATTGTGAAACCGCATTTGCTAATACTTGTGAAGGGAATAAAAATATTAATGCAGCTATTTTGTAAAGACTGAGGTTGAGGTGGTTGTTGATTGGGTGTCTATTGTGCGAGTCAGAGAAGTTACATTTGAAAGCGAAGGTCCAGAGTAACTTTCTACGAATTGAAAGGCGTTCCCTGATGTTGGGTTGGTCAGTGACCAATTTGGTTTTGTTGTGAAATCTTGTCCTGTCCATTTATAACTTACGCCATCTGTAGTTCCTGAAATTTGAATTGCATCAGGTGACATATTACCGCCGTCATGCGTAATGCCTGCCCCTGAAACACTGTAAGAAAATCCCGTATTATAGTCTTTTGAAACGATATGCTCAATTGTTGAAGAACTAGAAACGGTAGTACTGGACATGGTTCCAGTTGTAAATCCTCCAATAGGATTAGAGAAACTAGGCGTTGCATAGAAGAAAAATAAAAGCCATAAGCGTTTCATCAATCCACGAATAAAGAGGTTGTATGCTGCCCAGTAATAGTCGTACCAGTCGCGGTACCAATTGTCAGAGTTAACGCGCCATCTCTACCAACGCCAATAGTGCCTGTGCCTGCACTTCCAACACTAGTAGAAGTGACGTTTGAATACGCTGGAATTTCACCAACAGTAAGACTGTTTTCTGTAGTATCGCCAGCGGTATGAGACATTTGAAAACTGAAATCTTGGCCTTCTGTGCTTTGTGACGCTGTAACTGCTGAAAATGCATTAACCCCATTAGTGACCGCACCAAGACCGCCTAGCTCGTTGGTATCGTCACCTACTGCAATATCAACACCTGAACCACTAATCGAGTAGGAATTACCCTGACGGGTTACGGTTGAACCTGGAGCCGCCACAGTGATGGATGCGCTCGACTGGATAGTATGCGTCAAATCTGCCCGACAAACTGGGGCTGCCAGCAGTAGCAAGATTAAAAGTTTTTTCATTGTTCTAAAGAGCCGTCATTTTTTACGTTTTTTCCACTAATGGGATCAACGCGGATAACGTCTGGTTTTCTGGTAATTAATTCTATAGGTTGTTTGATAATTATGGTTTGATAACCGCTACCGTTTTCTACATTTTTACCATTTCCATTTTTTTCTTCTTTCTTCTTTCCTTGATTGGCGACGGTAACTCCGAGCGATCCTAAAAGACCCCCTAAAATTCCCGCCGCATAGGTGGCATCGATTCGTTGATCAGCTACCCACCATTTGCTATCAGGTAATTTTATATAGGCTAACGAAATTATGGTGATGCACCAGGCGATTAAAACAGTTTTTACCCCTGTAGAGAGATAGAACAAAACCATTTCTTGATAGGCTGGTGTGTCTTCTTCTTCTAAAACTTTTTTGTTTGGGGTTGATTTTTCAGGCATGAAAAAATAACAGCAATATTCTAAGATTACTCCAAAAGGATAAAAATGCCTCAAGAACTACTCGCAGCCTTGATCGGGGCAGCTATTTCTGGTCTGTTGATGGTTATTTCAAACTACACAAATAAACGACATAGAGACCTAATAGAGCTATTCCACCGCATGAATGCAGTAGAACAAAACCTAGCTAGATTAGAAGGAACTAAAAGAGACTCAAACGGATGGAGGAAAAGATAGCAACAGCTAAAGCCAGAATCAAAGAGTTAGAACTATTGATAAAACATTGGGAAAAGCAAAACCCCCTAGAGCCTCTACTCTCCAAGGGGTCTTGTGAACATCTAATCCCTTTATCAGATGTTTAATAACTTACTTGAATGATGAGTAAATTACATAGATAACTTAGCGGTTTTTTTGCTCTTATTCAACTCTTGCAACCTTGCTCGTTGTCGTCTTATTTCAAGACAGTGTGAGCAGAAACATAAATTGTTTTTTTGCTCCATAATCCTGTTAAGTTGAGTATCGGCTTAAAACACAAAACCCCCTTATGAAGAGAAGGAGGCTTTGCGGGATGGGGATCCAAGCCAAATGTAGCTGTTTTATATAGGATTGTGAAGAGTGAGTTTATTTATGAAAAAACTATTCAAGCCTTTGCTACCTCTTCTTTACGCTTATTTGCGTAGTGAAGCAGGTAAAAAACTGTTACTTGATCTGTTGAAAGCAGCTTCAAAACAGACTACAAATACACTTGATGATGAGGCTGTAAACTTCTTACAAGCAAGGTTATACCCTAATTCAACTACTACATTGCAATGAGCTTTTACAAACCAGAATGGTTAGAAGAAGATAGGCAAAGAATGTTAAACATGGAACGTTGGTACGTTCTTGATGGTCGTCACCTACCTGACAATCCTTTTCATGGTGTCTACACTGGGTTAGCTGCTAAAGGGAAAGAATTAGATGGACAACTTAGATGAACAATTTATTCTGTTAGATCAACTAATGGAACCCGCAACAG